AGTTGTTGGTGATGAAATTCACTTAAAAGTTTCTGAACCAGGTGAGTATATCCTAAAACCAAAAAACGGAGAAGTTGAAGACATGGAAGATGTTGAAATGGAAACCATAGCTATGGAAGAAGAAGTGGAAGATGGTATGTACAACGAAGGTGATGAGATAGGTGAAGTGGTTTATGAAGTCTATATGGAAGAAGACGAAACCATGGAAGAAGGTGAAGACATGGACAAAGAAGAAAACATGGAAGAAGCTTATGAAATGGAAGAAGGTGAAGACGTGAACAAAGAAGAAATGATTGATGAGAAAATCGGTGTCGGTACAGGGCATAGCGTTGGTACACATAGAAACCAATCTGGTCCAGCTTCTATTGGCGCACCTGAAAATCCAAAAGCTATAAAAGAATCAAAAACTTCAGAATATGAAAACTTGCTAAGTGAAGCTAATAAACTTAAGAAAGAAAATGAATTGTTCAAGCAGAACCTTTCAACCTTCAGAAAGATGTTGGCAGAAACCGCAGTTTATAACTCAAATCTCACAAACGTAACTAGAATTTTCTTGGAACACGCTACTACAAAAGATGAAAAGAAAGCGATTATCAAGAGATTCGATGATGAGGTTAAGACAGTAAAAGAATCAAAAGCTCTTTATAAGAAGATTGTTAACGAACTAAGTTCAAAACCATCTTTAACTGAGAGTGTAAGTAATGTTGATAAAGGCATGACTTCAGGTTCTTCAAATCTTAATTCACAAACAGCTTACGTAGATAATGAAACTTCTCGAATCAAAGAATTGATGGAGAGAGTTGAAGGTAAAAAGTTACTATAAACAAATAATAAAAAAAATAACAACGACAATTAAAAATTAAAAAATTATGTCACACTTATTAAACTCTGGTACAGTCGGAAATATCGGACTAAACCACATGAAAGAGGTAAGGAAAAAAGTACAAGAAAAATGGGACACTACAGGCTTCCTTACTGGTCTTCAAGGACACATTAAAGAAAACGTTGCTCAGTTATTCGAAAACCAAGCTGGAAGCTTGTTGACCGAATCTACTGATGCTGCAAATTCTGGTTCTTTTGAAACAGTAGTATTCCCAATCGTAAGAAGAGTATTCTCTAAACTTCTTGCAAATGATATCGTATCAGTACAAGCAATGAACTTGCCAATCGGTAAATTGTTCTTCTTTGTACCTGTTACATCTTCTAGAGTAGAAGAAACTAATGGTCAAGCAGGTAGTTTCTATAACTCACCAGATTCAGAATGGAATGGTGGTTCAAGTGCTTTCACAAAGCATACTAGTATGGCTAATGGTGGTAATGGTCATTTACAATTACCAGAATGTGTTGGTGCTGATGGTTGTGCTGTAACGTCTTTTCAAGCTAAAAACCTTTATGATTTGTTCTACAACGATGGTTTGTTTGACAACTCAAAAGGTAAAATAACTTTAGTACGAGACAAGAATGTTAGAAAATTCAAATTGGTTAACGGTGTTATGACACCAATTACTGACCCAACTGAGGTACTTCAAACAGCTACCGATGGTACTGTACGTGAAGTTATCGTTGGTGTTACTGGTTTCTCATCAGTTAATGCTGGTCGTTTAACTGGTCCAGATGGTAATGAAATGGATACTGAAGCTTTCTTAGCGTCATTGAAAGTTATTAACTGTGGTACTGATACTATTTCTGACCCTGATGGTAACCCAATTATTACAACTGGTAGTTCAATTCCATTCAGAGTTGTAACTCAGAAGTATGGAAAAGGTATCGTTGATTACGATAGTATTTGTGATGCTGCTGGTGTAATCTATTTAGGTCTTGACCTTACTCATCCAGTTGACATTACAGGTACTAACACATTCGATGGTTATGTTGGTACTTCAGGTGGAACTACTAACACTCATGTTGCATCAGGAACTAGTTTCTGTGCTGCATGGGCTAGATACGCAAGCCTTGAGTTTGAAACTGAAATGGGTGAAGTTTCTTTCAGACTTGACGATGTTGTTGTGTCTGTAGAAGAAAGAAAATTGAG